CTGTACGCCCTGCTCGTTCATAATGCTGTCGCACAAGGCCACATCATCATAATCACCAGCAGCGGTGTTCACGGTCACAACCAAAGAACCTTGGGCTGCAGCAACATTCATAATTGAAATGTTGATGTCAGAGGCAAGTTTCTGCTTGGCAGCTTCGCCCAAACGACCTTCTTGCAACGCATCACGCAGTTCCAAAGCATCCAGAATGAACGGCACAGACTTTTGAAAGCCGAGTGTCGCTGGTACTGCAAGCTGTGTGTAAGCTGTGAAGTTGTTGGTCTGATCCATGCCATCATACGATTGTGCGATGTAAGGCTGGGGGCGATAGATAACGTTGTTGGTGCGTTCCATCATTGAGCCATCTGTGTTGTAGATGGACACGTTGCGGGATAAAACCAAAGCATCGTTAAAGCCTTCGAGGATGTCCTCAAACGCTACACGCTCTTCTTTTGAAAAACTATTGCTCATAATAAGCTCCTAATAAATTATTTGGATGCTGATCGTTTCTGCGATTTGTACTGAATGACTTTGGTCATGTTGCCAGTACGAGCCGCTTCTTCTCTCAGCCGTTCAAGTGTTGAGTCAACCGCACCAGATGATCTTCCAGTTCCTGTAACGATACGCTCTGGGGCGGGTGCTTGCCTGCGATTTGTAACTTTCAAGTCTTTCTCCAGTTTTGCTACCGCAAAGGCAAACTTTACGGGGTCTTTGATTTCAGCCAACTCTTTAGCCTTTGCAGGGTTTTTGCCGAGTGCGTAAACAACGAGTGCAGGATTATCTGCACCTTGCAGCAAAACGCCTTGCTGGGTGATAGAAAAAACTTGTTGAGCAACTTCTTCAGCATCCTCAAAGTCTTTCACTCTTAGCTCGGCTTTCGCCTTGCCATAACCATCCAACTTGGCTTGCCATGCCTTTTGCTGATTCATAACTTCAGCTTCTTGCTTGGCGTTGATCTCATCGGCCTGTCGCTTGCGCTCAAACCAACTAGTCAATGCTTCCTCGTATGCATCAGCGTCATAATCATGATCTTCTAGCTTGGGCTTATTTCCAATCACCACTGGCTTGGTCTCAGGTGGTGCGGCTTGTACCCTTGCTTGCAATTCACGATTCTGCCTTTGCAGTTCTCGGTTCGTCTTACGCAACTCTTTTACCCATTCAGGCGCAGGAGTATGTTCTTCGGGAGGTGGCGCTTCCTCACCAATGCTGACAACTACTTCCTCGGTATCTTCCGGTTCAACCTCATCAACGGGTTCGTTGACTTCGATTTCCTCTTCTACTACCTCGACTTCATTGTCCTCAATTACTGCCTTTTGATTCATCTTTGACCCCATTCAACTCACCCACTTTAAACGGCTGGGTGGTAACCGTTGTTTTAATTGTCGCTTGTTTTTTACTGATTCGCAACAGGTTGCACAATCTGCCCTTGCAAAATTTCTTGCACTGCCTGGGCATTGCTCATCGCCATGCTCTGTGCTGTCTCTTCAACCTTGCCCAAAGTCTCTAGCGTTTGCGCCCGTTTGAGTTCTGCGCTTGCCACGGTTTCAACAGTATCAGCTCTCGCTTTTGCGGCTTTTGCCATTTCATTTTCGGCTGCGGCTTGCAGATACATTGCGTTCGGGTCTTGAGGCTTGCCCTGCATTTCTGCCATGAGTTCTTCGGCCTCTTGGTCGCTTGGCTGAACAACGCCCATCCGCAGTAACTTCTTGCGGAAATAAGCATTTGCATCCCCAACGCCCTCGCCTTCCATGTTCATCATCGCCATTGCAGTCAACACTTGGGCTGTCTCTGGGTCTTGGGTGATCTGGAGCATCCCTGTCAAAGCCCTGACAGTAGCCGCACGTTTACTGCTAGATGATGGGCCAACATCGGCAACCACATCAAATGTGGCACTGGACAGGTCATTTGCCATCACCACAGCACCAGTTTTGGTGTCAATGGTGGGTTGCATCAACTCAACCATTCCGGCCTCACCAGTAGCAGCAATGGTTTTCATCTTGCGCTTGTCTTCGGTGTAGATTTCCTTTGCCATGCCAAGCCAAATCTCACCGCATCGCTTCATGCCCTTGGCAAAGTTGCTCATATAGATGAACGTCTGCATATCCACACGGGTTTGAATCATCTCAACCGCTTTGCCTGATACGCCTGAAATCATCTTGTCAGCCCCTTGTGGGTTGCCCAAAATGTCTTGCATATCTTGCTCTGTGATCTGCAAAAGTGCCGCCATCGCAGGTGGGATTTGTGCCGACCTTGTGTAAGCCACAGGGCCACTGATTTGTGTGCCGCCATCAGCACCAGTTACAGGGTTGATTAGCAAATAAGGGTAATCCCGCAGATTATCTTCTGCCCACATTACTTGATGCCCAGCCACTTGCTCTGGGGTCATGATGGGCTTTTCAATGCTGGACAAGGCTGAAATCTCGCCCAGCTTGGACAACTGCATATTCTTCAGGCGTTGGGCATCTTTCGCCAGGCGCACAGCACCCATGCAACGCTCGATGTTATCCACAAACCACCGCTTGCCGTAGACCACCACGATGGGGATATTTTTGCCTGCAATGTAGCCTGCATCTTCCAGCACCTTGCCACCAGACATAATGTATTTGCGAACACGCATACGCTTGATGCGCTTTTGGCGAACTTCCCTTGTGCCAACCGCCATCAGGGTTTCTTCTAAGGTCTCATCGTCTGCAAAGTCTTGGGCTGTGTAGCGTTCCTCTGTCCCGTCAATGGCTTCAAATATGCGGATGACCTCGGTTTTTTCTTCAACCTTGTAGTACTCAGCCACAAACACAACATCAGGGGTTGCCCAATCAAACTCATACTGGTGAATGATCTTAGGCCAATCAGTTGGGTCATCGTTGTAGATTTCTTTGTAGCTTTCACGGGTCATGCTAGTGACCACAAAAGCATATTTGGCATCTGACTTATCTTGCCGCTTGGCATTCAAGTCAAAGAACACGCTTGAGTCGGCATCAAAGATTGGCTCGAATCTGATGCGCTGGCGCTCATTCTCTGGGTCTTCTTCGTCTTCGTAGACTGTCCTCAAGCGCCATGCACCAATGCCACCGCCAACAGCTTCCTCAAAGGCGTTGTCGTAAGCCTCATCAGCGACTGATGCTTGCTCGTCAGCACGATAAAGGCCATCGCAGACTTCTGCCAGTTTGTCGTTTTCAGTACCGTCTTTGCTTACATAGTCAACGGTGATGCGATTATTGCGGTATTCGTTAACGATGCGAATGACCGCCAACATGATTTTGTTGACTTCAAACTTGGGTTTGTTTTCGTACTGATCCCACAATGGCCCTTCCCACTGAGAGCCGCACAACGAGTAAAAACGCCTATCTTGTAGGCATTGCAGACGCTCATCCCGCAGCGCAGTTTGTATATCATTGAACTGCCGCAGTGCTTCAGCGTGTAAATTTGCAAGGCGTTGGTCGTTGGGTATTCGTGCCATATTTGTCCTTTTGGGGCGATTATCTACCAGCGTTTGACATTGGGCAATGGTGTAAATGTAGCCGATTTTGTGACCGCTGACCGCCTGATGCCCTCACACGCATATCGCAAAGCATCAATAACGTGGTTCTTTTTGTCCTCAAGCATGGGCAGAATTCTGCCTGTCAATGGGTCTGATTTATAACTGTACAGGCTCAACTCGTCAATTGTGTGGATGCAACGAGGGTGAACAACAATGTCGTAGTTCTTCAAAAACTCGATGCCTTCCTCTACCGACTTTGGCCCTTTGATTGCAGTCATGATCTTTGGGAAACCGTTGCGCTTCATGTGGCTGATGGTTTCCGGCCTTGCTGAGTCTGCCACGATAGGCCATTTCTCAGCCTCTGGAACTTGCATGAATAACTCAGGGGTGTTGATAATCTCACAGCCCACCATATAGGCTTCATAATCAATGTACAGAGTGCGCCCAATAATGTGGCAACGCACCAAAACTGTCGGGTCAACTGAAAAGCCCCAATCAGCCCCAAGACGATGGATTGCATCTGGCGGTGCATCAAAGTCGTCAATTTTCCAGTTCTTGAATACCTTGCTGTTGCTGTTTTGCAGGTATTGACCCATCCAAACGTGTTGGTATTTGTCAGGGTCTCTGCGCTTGTCATATTCCATTTCGTCTTTTAAGACTTGTGGAAACCACGGGTTATCGCCAAAGTTGACCTTGATTACTGCTGCATCCTTTGGCGGCTCTGGCCCACGCAATAGAAAATCCACAGGGTCTGACTGCTGCCTTGGATTCCATGTAAACCATAACTCGCTGTTTGGCTTGCGGATTGTTGGTCTTAGCAAGTCCAGGCTAGTCTGACTCAGACTTTGGGCTTCCTCAACCCAAGCGCAGTCATAGCCTTCTAGCGACTTAATGCTATCGGCTGTATGGTTTTGCATACCTTGAAAAATAATCGCCCCATCGCCCTTTTTGGACTTGATGACCGAATCTTGGACTTCAAAGTATGCGCCAGCGTTCATGGCCTCGATCTTGGTCTCTAGTAGGCGCTTGACAGATTGATTCAGGGATTTCTGGATTTCACGCACACAAACGCTTCTGCGCTTCTGATCCATGATGTGCATTTCAATCATCAACTCTGCAAACATATGGGATTTGCCAGAGCCTCGACCACCCCAAGCGCCTTTGTAACGTTTGCCTTCTAATAGTGGAAGCGCCCACTGTGGTGTCTCAATTTGCAAAGTTGTCATTTAACAACAACACGTTCAATGCGCTGAATGAAAGGGCTGGCAGGGTCACCAGACAATTCAAGTTTGTCACCGTAGCGTTTCGGGGCTAGTTTAGACAATAGCCACTTGCGAGTATCAACCTGAAGCCGTTGCTTCTGAACCGCCATCCAATCCTTCTTGCCATCGTTTGTAGTTCCAACGTCTTGGTCAGCAATCTGCATGGTTTCATGGGCGATTCGCTCAATCAGGTCTTCTCTGGCTCGTGCGTATCTCTCCGCTAACTTAGGGTCAGCATCCAGCCATCGCATAAAAGTGCTGTTTGCCACTCCTGCCTTTTGACACGCTTTAAAGCAACTTAGGCCATCGGTGGACATTCCATCTAAAACCTTTTGGCTTATCTTGTCCTTGTCTTCTGGTTTGAACTTTGGATTTTTTTGTGTTGCCATTTTGTAACCTCCGCGAAAGGTTTGTTTCTGCGATTCTGTAATTCTACAAAAAAATGGGAGCATCAGCCCCCAAAAGCTGGCAACTGCATTTTGTCAGCGTACTCATTTTGCAATGTCCGGTATAGGAATGTCAACAGGCCATTGGTTTGTGTCCACTAACAATTGAACTGTTTTGAAGTGGGCAATGTTCCATGCTTGCTGTCTTTCAGCCTTTGACCACTTTGCACCTTGGTCGATGTCATAGTGGCAAGTTTGGCATAAAGCCGCCACTAGATTGTCATCGGCTTTGATTCCTCTGCCCTTGCCACCACCCCAATTGCTATGTGCTGCTTGAATTCCATGTTCT